CGATGAGTACGTTCCCGCAGAACTGGTCAATCGCATCCTCGCCGGCGAAAGCCCGCTGCGGGTCTGGCGCAAATATCGCGGGCTGACCCAGCTCGCGCTATCGGAAGCGGCTGGCGTCAGCCGTGCTCAGATCGCGCAGATCGAGGGCGGCAAGCAGGTTGGCTCGGTCCAGACCCTGAAGAGCCTGGCCGAGCATCTGAGCATCACGGTTGACGATCTGATCTGATGCCGGACCGGGCGAGGTACGGTCCGACCGCTTCGACGAGCAGCCGCAGGCCGGTGAAGAACTCGTCCCTGATGATCTGCCGGTGCGTGCCCGACTTGGGCACCAGCTTCACCACGGTGCGCGGCTTGCGCTTGCCAGAGCCGATATCGATCCAGTCCTGTTCACGGCTTCCGAATCGCTTCATCGCCGCTTCGGAGAATGTCAGGTCCATAAGCGCCACGTCGCGCAGGGTGTGCACCAGGGCGCCGAGCCGGCACTCGATACCTCGCAACGTGCTCGCCCCGAACGCCCGAGCCTCGATGGCGGAGATCGCGCCGTGCGAGCCAGCCGCACCGCGCGGGCGCACGTCCAGCGCGCACTTCGTCTCCGACATCTCGCTGGCGTCGAACGCAGCGCGGTAGCAGCGCAGCGCCTTGAGCTGCTCGGTGCCGATCCCTTCCATCGTTTCGAAGCGAGGTTGCTTCCGGAAGGCCTTGCCGATCGTCACGCGGCCCTTCGTCTTCACGTCGACGATGTCCTGCTCGACATAGACCGCATGCTCGCGCTGCTCGGGGGTCGGCGCGAAAGGATCCACTTTCGCCGCCTTGGGGATGGAGGGGCGGCTGGCGCGGCGCTTCGTCTGCGCTGCCATGGCGGCGATGGTCTCGTTCTTAGGCATTCGTGTCGTCCAGTTCTCGCGCGAGGCGGCGGAGGCGGTTTTCAATTTCATCCCGATTTTCGAAGTAGCGCTCGGGCATGCGCCAGTCGGGCCGGAGGCGACGCACGTCCCGCGCGATTGCGCGCGCGGTAGCGGCTGCGCTGGGCGTGCGGCGGATCATCGCCAGCCGCCACCAGCGGCGCGGCCAGTGATCCGAACCGTGTAGCCTTTGTCCCAGCCGCCACAGACGACACCCTCCACACGCGCGCCAGACGCGCCAAGACCGACCCAGGTGCGGCGGAACATGTCGTCCTTCGAGCACCCAAGCCACGCGAAGTCGCCCAGCGTCACATCCGTGAATCCGAAGTCTTGAACCGCTGCCCGCATCCCGGCTGGATTCTCGGAGCAAGCACCGCTCGCTGCCACGATTCCGAAGACGGCGAGAGCGAAGATTACGACACCGCGTCTCATCGGCCGACCTCGGCCATGTGGCGCTCGTGGGCAGCCTGATCGACGCGGCGCCGGGCGCGCGCCTCGGTCGCGGCTGGATCGGCCAGCGCGGCCTCCATCCGACAGAGGCGATCGATCTGCGCCTCGCGCTCCTTTACGAGGGGATCCGCATACCGCCGGATCTCGCCGACCGATGGCGCAAACCCGTGGCCGCTTTTCCGAATTGCCTCGTCGATTGCATGCGCGAGGATGTCATGCGGCAGGTCGATCAGCAGCCGCGCCATCTCGTCGTTCCAGATGCCGAATGCCTTCCCGTCGACCTCGCGCGTCGGATTGAAATGGACGAAGAGCGAGGCCAACCGCTGGTCAACCCATTTCCGGGACGGCCTGGCCATCATCGCCTGGAGCGTCCGCCGATGCTCAGAGATGGCGCCCTCCTGCCCCGACTTGTGTGCCGCATCCAACGCCTTCTCCGGCCTCCAAAGCGGGCCGCCGTCGAAAACGAACTCCTGCGGGCTGTCAGTCAGCAGTTCGGCCACCATGGGCGGCAAGGATGCCATCAATGGGGCTCCGGGGAAGGTTGCGGCCATTGGATCGGCCGGAATGCTGGCGGGGCTGTTCGTCGTCATCGTAATTTCCTTCCATCACCTTGGTGAGGTTCTTCGGTTCGAGGAGCCAATCCAGCTCAGCCTTCCAGTCGCCCTTCTCGCCGCGAAGCAGCGCAGAGCCCTCCACGGAGGCGAGGCAACGGTCCCAGCCGTCGAGGCCGTCAATTTCCTTGAGACGCTTGCTGAGCTTCGACCGGCGCTGAGGGGTGAGCGTGAGCGGCCGCGTGTTGGGGCGGATGCGGGCGCGCAGTGCCTGCCAACGGTCAAAGGCGACCGTCGCCGCGTCCGGCTGGTCCACGATCGCTGGTAGAAGAGGGTTTTCCAGTTGATCAGCATCGCTGATCGACAAGTCCGAAGGACTATTATCTAATATCTGTCCCTGTCCCTTTACTGTCCCTTTTATAGCCGTGACATCAGCGTGACATGTCACAGCGCCGTCACTGTGACATGGTGTGACTTTATGGGTTGCAGCGAGCTTGCGCAGATCGCGGGTTTTCGTGTGGAATTCTGGCACAATACCGACGTTTCGGAGCGCTTCGAACAGGGCGGCCCGGTCATTCCGTTCGCGCTCTTTGCGCTCAGCGGCAGCTGACTTGCCCCGCTTAAACTCCTGCCGGTGGGGAAGTGCTTCGATGGCCTTCTCGCAAATAACAGGATGATAGAGGCGTCCGTCAGAGCACTTCACAAAACCGTGCAGTGACATGTCACGCACGTCACACCACTTGTCACGAGCACCGGAAAGATGTGCCAGAATGCGGTTGTCGTCTGGCAGGCTTCCAGCGGGTACCTGCTGCCAAGCCTTGCACCACAGCGTGAAGCCGCACCGAAATTCCTCCGCCGTGGCCAGGGCCATGAAGTCGCTGTCGAGCAAGCGGCTGGTGTCGAGCGGCATGAAGGGCATCCCGCGCAAGTCACAGTCCGGCGGCGTCAGCGGGTCGGGAAGGTCCGACATCAGGCGCCTCCCGTCAGATAGAAGTCACTGTTCCGCACCGCTTGGTTGCGACCGAAGAACCAGGGCTTTCGACGGCAAAGAGCGCCCTGCCGGTTCTTTGCGGAGTACACCTCCAGCTTGTCTCGGGCGGCGCGCATGTCCTGCTCCCAAGTCTCGCGGCGCTTGGCGTCGGCGGGATCGGGCTCGTTGCGCTCAAGGTAGTACTGGTCGCGGTAGACGAAGACTACGATGTCCGCGTCCTGCTCGAGGGTGCCGCTATCACGAAGGTCGGAGAGTTGAGGGTGCTTGTCTTCGCGCTGCTCGACGCCGCGGCTGAGCTGGGAAAGGACAATGATCGGGATGCGGTTGTTGCGGGCGGCGTTCTTGATGGATCGACTGATGACCGAGACTTCTTGCTCTCGGTTCACCCGCCCTTCCGGCGGATCAATCAGGCCGAGATAGTCGATGATGACCAGCTCGAGCTTGTGGCCCCGGCGCTCGAACTGGCGGGCCTGCTGACGGATGACGAGGTTGATCTGATCGGCCCCGAACGTTTCCGGGTCGATGATGACCAGCGGCCAGTTAGCGACCTGCGCTTCGATCCGGCGTAGCGTATCGCGATCGTCAGGAGAGAGAGCGCCTTGAGTGACTTCGCTCATGCCGCCCTCGCCTCCGGCCTCGGCCAACAGGTCGGCCTGAATGCGGGGCATCAAGCTAACGATGTCCATTTCGCGGCTTATGTACAGGACGCCGTGCCCGGCTTGGGCGGCGCGCCGAGCGACGCTCAAGGTCAGCGCAGTTTTGCCCATGCTCGGGCGCCCGCCTACCAAAATGTAGGCGCCGGGCTGCATCCCTTGCGTGATGTCGTCCCAGTCCTGAAGGCCATGAACCCGAACGCCGGCGGGAATCGCGCCGGAGGTGATGTCATCGACCCGGGCATTTGCTGCCTTGAATGCCTGGCCAAGTGTGTACGTCCGTGCCGTGAGCCCAGGTGTTGCCTCGGGAGGCATCTCGCCTTGGGCCGCAACAGCATCGATCGAGAGTGATAGATCCTCACAGGCGCCAGCCGCAGACGCGAAACGAGCCTGCATCTTCCGGCGCGCGGCGAAGTCAGCGATCTGATCGGCGAACTCTCGGGGGGCGAGTGAGCCCTGCCCGTCTGCCGTCAGGCGCGCCAGGTATGCGACACCGCCCAGGAGCTTCAGACCTTCGTCCTGATCGAACCGGGGCCTGAGAAGCACCGGCGTCACTGGCCGACCGGCCGAGTGAAGCTCTATGACCGCTTGGTAGACCCGCTGATGCACCGGCTCATAGAAGTCAGCCGGCTTCAACCTTTCGGCGATGATATCGATGATCTCGGCGTCACCCTGCATGAGCGCGCCGAGGAGGGCCGCTTCGGCCTCCACGTTCGCGAGCATGTCAGGAGACCTCTAACGGAAAGAAATCGTTCGGCTGGACTTTCCCGTCTGTCGCCTTGGCGATAGCGGTCATGAACTGGGGGCGCGGCACGCGGCGCCCGGCGACGTACTTCGCGACGACGCCCGCGTTTGCGGCGCCTATCTGCTTGGCGAATTCGTCGTAGGTGAGATCCGCCTCGACGAGATAGTCTTTGAGCTGCATGACCCCATGGTATTTCCTATTTGGACATATCGCAAGCTGGAGCGTGTCCATTTTGTGCACTGTTTCTTAATATCCGTATTGGATACAAGGAGATGTCTCACGAGGAACATTTCATGTCGAATTTAAGCGAAGCGATCCCGAACCGAGTGCGTGCCCTCCGCGCCGAGCGCGGTTGGTCGCTGGCAGAGCTTGCTGAGCGCGCAGGGACCACCGCGCCGCAGATCATGAAGCTCGAGAAGTCGCAGCGCCGACTCGATCTCGGCTGGATTGAACGCCTTGCTGCCGCCTTTGACATCTCGGAAAGCGAGCTCATCGGGCAAGCGCCCACGCTGCCGGTAAACCCGTTCTTGATACCGTTGGTGGGCGAGATTGCTGCTGGGAACTGGCGCGAAGCTATTGAACATCGGGAAGATCTCATCTTCCCGCCGGTGTCGGGCCTCAGCGAAGCTGCCTTCGCCCTGCGCACTCGCGGCGACAGCATGGACAAGATTATCCCCGACGGTGGCTATGTTGTGATCGACCCCTATGAGGCCGACCTCCGCGAAGGCAAGGTGTACGCGGTGATGAACTCGGAAGGAGAAACCACCATCAAGCTCTTCCGCTCTGATCCAGCTCGCCTGGAACCGTGCTCGTCGAACCCCGAACACCAGCCGATTAGTCTAGGCCGGGAGCAGTTCACCGTTATCGGAATGGCTAAAGGTGCATTTGTGCCCTTATGACTGTTTTTCCAATGTGGACATTAACTGCATTGACACCATTTCCGATTTGGACATACCCTTAGGGCATCGGAGACGATCGCCCTGCGGCCGCTGACCCTCCGATACGCAGGTAGGGAAACGAGCTCGGCCGCCGGATACTCGGGCCAGCATCCGCCAACCTCCTGCTTCACCATCGCAGGAGGGCTTCATGGTCCAGCAGTCCGCTTTCAGCGCCGTAAAGGTGCCTTACGTTTCCGGGGTTGAGCTCGGGGTTTCCATCACATCGCCCAGCAGCGCGAGCGAGGACATTGCCACCTGGCTGGAAGAGATCGGCACCTCTGTCGACCAGCTCGACACCATCATTTTTACCGACATCGTCAATAAGGCTGATGCGCGCGGTCTGACAAATTTCCAGCGCACCGGCGAAAAGGTCATGACGCTGACGACGGTCATTCGGCGTGAACTGGCCGTAGCACAAGCCGCTGTCGACGCGCTCACCCCGTTCCTTCCAGACACCGTGCCTGACCCGGTTCCGCCGCTTCGTCGCTCTGTGGCCGCTTTGCGTAAGGGCAAGGCTTGGGACGATCTACTGGCGGCCCATCGCTCCGCTGAGGCTACCGACACCGCGGGTATGACCGACCAGCAGCTGGAGGCTGACGGCAAAGCCGCAAGCGACGCCCTCCAAGCGCTGATGACCGCTCGGGCTCCAGACATGGCCGCCGTGCGCGAGAAGCTGCGCATCATGCGCGCCACTGACACCGCCGTCTACGAAGAGTTCTTCGACAACATCCTTGAGGATGTGGAAGCCCTCGCGGCGGCGAAGGGGGCTTGAGCCATGGCGACCCAGCCTGCGGATGCCGCACCCGACATCTCAACATTTGCTCACCTTTTCGACGCCAGCCGCCCGCTCCCGGCGATCGCGCGAACTGTTCTTTCCTCTGACGCTGTCAATGAAGAGCCGTTCCCGGCCTTCGATCCGGAGCATCCGGACACTGAGATTCTCCAAGCCTTCGAAAACGTCCGCGCTTTCCGTGCTTGGTATTACTTGCGCGAAGAAAATTTCGGCGCCTTCCCCGAAGAAATTGAGGAGCGTTTCGACAAACAAAGCATGCAGGCTGAGAACGCAGTGTACGGCAATTTCGCCTCCAGTCCCGCCGGCGTAGCGGCCCGGATCTCTCTTCTGATCCCGGCTATCAACCAAGAGCGCTGCGTCGATCAACGCATAATGAAAGAGGGCATTCGCTGCCTGTACCGACAGCGCGAGGGTCTCGATGGAAATGGCGAGCAGCTTGCGCAGGCAGCTTACGAACTGGTTTACATCGAATGGGATTACGCACTCGATGCTTACCGTGAATCGGTGCGGCCGTACACGTTCGCAGCAGATGTGAGGGACGAGATCAGCGCGGTCCTGAGCGAAGCGCCCGACATGAAGGATAAGCTTGAGAAGCTGGGCGAAATGGCGCGGCAGTTCGAGCAGGACGCCTGCAATTTCCGAGCCATCAAGCGCTTGATGCGTACCCTGGTGCCGGACGAGGAGGAACTCGGTCTCAAGACCCAGATCCTCGCCAAGGAAGGCTTGCTCGACGAGCAGTCGGCGCCCTGGCTGGCACGCGACGCCGCGTTTTTGGCGGGACGGCTTGACGGCTCCATACCCGACAGCCGTCGGGAAAGGCTGCGCCGCGCCTCTATGCAAAAGAGGGAGGCTTGATCATGCAAGCTGATTTCCCCGCTCCGAGCGCGCCTATTTCCGAAGCGTTTGATGCTTGGCGCACCGCCTATATGGTGCATGCGAAAGGCGGTTTCGATGACGACGGCGCAGCTGACGCCGCCTGTCACATTCACGGTTCGCGTTTCTGCGAGCTCGTTGCGACCCCTGTCGCAAACGCCGGCGACTTCTTGGTGAAAGCTTACGTCGAACTTCTCGGCCGCTGCGGCGCTCCACTCCGTAGCGGGAACGACTTCGACATCGATAATGTCGAGTTCGACGGGAACGGCCGCTGCGACGATGCCTACATGCACAGCCTCTACCGCGACTTGGATTCCTGCGATCTAGGTCGGTGCCTGCTCGGTACCGGCTCCCTCGTATTCGATCCGGCTCGGTGGCTCGACGCCATGGAAGCGGCCGAGGGCGATGCTTTGGTTATCGTCGGACCGGACGGTGACAAACGCTTGTCGATCGTGATGTACGACGACGAGGATCCCGTCCGAGATCGCCAGCAGCTCCGCCTGCGCCGCTTGGCCGCCAGCCGCACGGCCGAGATCGGCAACTACATCTTTGCCCATCACCTCGACAAGGTCGCCCATCTGAGTGCGGCGGCATGACCGATACTCCCTTCAACCTTCCCGCCGTCCCCCCGGGCGGGAGTGTCAGCAGCGGCGGGGCTACCTGCCCCCCGGCCTCGCCGCTGCTGGCCGAAAGCTGGTTGCTCGCTTGGGGCAGGATCGGAGGCGCCGTCACGATCGGCGCCGACGGACGGCTCCAGCCATGGTTCCATCCCGAGATCGGATGCGCCGACGACGAATGCGCCACCGTGCTGCTGGCTGAATTGATCGACACCCCGGGCCTGCCCGCCGCCGTTCGGATCGTCCTTGCATCCGGCGTCCGGCAGGGCCGCCGAAAGAGTAAACGCGCTGGCACAGGAGGCCCGCTTGACCACCGCTGAAACACCGCCCTCCTGGATCAACAAGGGCAAAAACGAGATCGCTGCCTGGATCCGGCCGAAGATGGTCGGCACGCGCGCGCCGAACGGCACCTTCGTCATTCACACCCGCGTCGGAGAGGCCAAGGTGCAGGCCCGCGTCCAGGTTGGACACATCGTCATGCACCGCAGCGACATCCTGTACACCTGCCCGCCAGCCGACGCTCGAGCGCTGTTAGCGGAGCTGGACGAGCGGGATCGCAAAGCCTGCCGAGACCTGCCGAGGCCGAAGCAGACCACCATGGCGAAAGAGGCCGATGTCGCACCCCGGGGCGACGACACAGACGACATCACCCGACGCATTCGAGGCCTGGATCCGAAGTTGGCGGAATCACCTAGGAAATCACCCCAAGAGCCGCCGAAATCTGCCGTATTGAGGCACGATTTGCCGGCAAAGGAACTCAGTAGACTCACCCCGCCGCCCGCCGGCGACAGCACCAGCCGAAAGCCGCAGAAAACCGTGAGTTCGAACCCTGCCGGACGGGCGCTGAGCACCGCCCCGCGAAAGTGGCCGATAGCCAAGGGCAATCCGCCCTCCGTCGAGAACCGCAACCCATCCGAGTTGAACCTGGACGAGAGCTACCAGCGGTCTACCGACAACGGAGCCAGCACGGCGCTGATCAAGCGCATCGCGAACGGCTGGGACTGGCGGATGTGCCTTCCACTGGTCGTGTCCAAGCGAGACGACGGCTCCCTATGGGTGATCGACGGACAGCACCGTTTGGCCGCTGCCAAGCTGCGCGGGGATATCCCGTTCTTGCCTTGCTGTGTCGGCGTCTTCGGCAGCGTGGCCGACGAGGCTGCCATGTTCGTGGCTATGAACCGGGCCCGAAAGCCGATGAACCGGCTGGACGACTTTCATGCGGCGCTGGCCGCGTCGGACGCCGAGGCGATCGAGATCCAGGACTTGGTGTCAGAGGCCGGGCTGACGATCAGCCGCAACACCTCTTCAACGGCATGGAAACCTGGCGAGATTGCGTTCACCGCCTCGATAGCCAGCACCCTTCGCAAGCACGGCCGCCAGATCGTGTCTGCGGCCCTGACGAACATCGCAGAGGGCTTTCCGGGACAGAGGGTCGTCCATTCGGGCTCGATCTTTCTCGGCCTGGTAAAAGTGCTCGCGTCCCCTCCCGAGGGCTTCGATCCGGACCGGATGTTCCAGGCTTTGATGCGGTACTCCGCTGAAGACTGGGGTACCTTTCTCACGGGACTGAAGGGCGGCGACACTCGCGCCGCAGCGATCCGCGATGCGCTTCTGATGGCTTATGACGAAGTGCCCGCCGGCGAGGTGGCGGCATGAGCGATCAGCATCGAGAGATTTCGCTGAGTTTCGGCACGCTGCTTATCGTCCTGGTGGTCGCCTATGTCATTGTCGGGATCCGCGACTGCCTCGATCGGCTGGCAGACACGGCCGACATGCAGATGTGCTTGGAAGCAGTGAGGGTCGGGATAGATCCGGCCACCATGCCTAAGCCGTGCAAGGATCTTCGGACCGGGGCGAAGGGAGAGCTGATATGAGTTCTGCGACAGAGCACGCGGTCGCGATCGAGCTCGCGAAGGTTCAAGCATCCAACTCGGTGCCTGAAATCGCCGAGGCTCTCCTCGCACTGGTTGACGAGCTGCGCACCGCCGACGCGGAGCGCGACGCCGAGTTGAAGCGCCTTCAGGACATCGAACGGGCCGCCGAGCGGGCCTGGGACTATCACCGCATGGGGAAGTTCAACGACCCCAATTACGACGACGAATGGGATTCTACGATCATGATCGAACGCCTTGATGCTCTCGGGGAGGCGCTGCACGTATGAGCGGCTCAGACCTCATCGAAGCCCGCGAGATCGTGAAGGCTACGCTTCCGCAGGACAGCCATCGCCGGTGCAACTGCCGGGAAAAGATAGAGGCTGGCGCATGGGATAATGGACAGAAAGTCCAAGCTGCCCTCGCGGGGATTCGGCGGGGCCGCGCCCTTGCTGTCTCCTGCCATTGCCCGGTCTGCGTATCTGACCTGCGCGGGCTCACCCCCTGCTTGAGCGAGGTTCGGCCGTGAGCGAAGGCGCCATTTTCTGGATCACTCTCGCGTCGATCATCTGGATCGGCATCCCCCTTCACAGCATCGCGCGCGACCTTCGCGAGCTGCGCCAACTTGCAAGGAAAAAGCCATGACAAAGCAACCGATCGGGACAGCGCCAAAAGACGGCGGCTGGGTGCTCGGGCTTGTGCTGCCCGACGGCCCGACGGACGCCAATTGGCAACCGTGGGTTCCGGTCACGTGGAGTGACGACGGATGGTGTGACAACGACGGTTGCGGTGTGGAACCTGCTGCATGGATTTCGTTTCCGGATCCACAGCCTAAGAACACCGGTTGGACGCCGCCAAGCGGCACTATTCGAATTCACGAGATGACCGGTGAAGGCTGGACCTGCAACGGAAAGCCAATCACCGTCGATTGGCGATGGTCTATCAGTGTAGAGAAGCCGGACGGATCACACGATCGGTACCGCGACACGGACTTCGCCGTCACCCATGACGAGGCTTTGAAGCGTGCGATCAAGTTGCAGGGGAAGATCGGCCTGCCAATCGTCACTGTGCCGCTGGCCGGGAAAGTCGTTCCTCTTTTGCCAGGAGTGACCCGTCAATGAAGCGCGAGCACACTTGCCGCACCTGCATGCACTTCCGCGCTGGCGCGATATCCGACATGAGCGAGGAGGCGCCGATAGTATCAGACGATGAAGACGGCGTCTGTGAATTTTCGGCGCCGGTGCCGCAGATCGTGCCCGTCGGACGCCTTGCTATGGTCGGAATGCAGCCACGGGTCCATGCCAGCCGCTCCTGCCAGGAGTACATGCCGGAGACTGACGGGCTCGACATCCCTTGCGAAAACCTCGGTGCCGATGCTGTGCAGCTGACTGGAAATGTTCGGCTGATCCGGCCTGCCCAAGACGAGGAGGCCAGCCGGGATGAGTGAGGTTCCAGACCGCCTGCTCCGGATGTCGGAAGTTACCGCCATGACCGGACTGAGCAAGGCGATGATCTACAGGTTGATCAGCCAGAAACGGTTTCCAGCGCAGTACAAACCCGGCGGGTTTGCCAGCCGATGGAGTGAGACCGAAGTTCGGGCTTGGGTAGCGGGGCAACGCGGCGCGGCCGCATAAGCGCTCCATTTCAAGACAGCCTCCGAAATGCCCACAGCCTGTGGAATAAACGGTTTTGCATCAGCGCCCCGTTTCTCTGAAGCTACACCTTAACGATTCAATTCGATCCAGCGAGGAACATGATGAAGCGCCTGCCTGCTATTGCGACTGTGACGACCGAGGAACTCGCGTTCGCATACGCAGGGTCGTGATAT